ATCAGTAACAGGTGCACCTTCGCCAGCCCAATGAGCCATCTCAGGAACAACGATGATACGGAACTCATCAACAGAACCGATTTCACCTTCTGCAATTGAACCAGCACCAGCAGCATATTTTTCTACTGAGATGAAAGCTTGGTTGCCGAATGTATCAGCCATACGCTTAAACATTGGTTTAAGTTCTGAACCGATGTATAGGTAACGAGCGCCATTAATAACGCGAGTATCAACCATACGAGTACCAGTAATAAGCTTAGTATTCTTAGGACAACGGTTGTTGTCTAAGTCGATACCAAGACGCATAAGGTCTTCATAAGTGATCTCAGAAGCTAAACCACCAACTTCACCAGTTACTTCGTTAGTTGCCATTGCTTCACCACCGAAACGCACAACGCCAGCACCATTGATCAAATCAATTTGGATAGCATCTTCGGTAATTTCTAAAGCACCGTTAAGCATTTCACGGTTAATGTGCATTTGCTTTTCAGAATCAGAATCGAAATCCATAGACTCTTTAGTGTATTCGTCAAAGAAACCCATTTTTTCAATAGAGCCTTTGATTTGCACACGCTTGAAGCCAACGCGGTTAACACGACCACCGTTTTCAGATAACAATGGCATCTTAGAAACCATCTTACCCATATCTTTACTTGAACCATAAAGATTACCAGATGCAGCAACTGCGCCTAGTGTATCAACAATAGTCCAACCAGCAGTTACAGCAGCAGCTTTAGACGTATTGTAGTCGGTGTCAAAAATACCGTACTCTTTGAAGTAATCAAGCGCACGTGTTTTAGCAGCAGCCAATGCATTAGCAGCAGAGCTACCTTCACCTACAGCATACAAAGTAACGTAACCATTACCAGTAGAAGTATTTTCAGGTGGTAGTAATTCAATAGTAACTTCTTGAGTTACTGTCGCGCCATTTGCATCAATACCCTGGTCATTGATATTCGCGTCATCAAGTAAAGGTAAGTAAACGTAACGCTTAATTTCTTTACCCATGTGCTTAGGCATACCAAAAGTATCTGATAGCTGTGTGAACACTTGCTTTTTACGAGTTTCTGTTAACGCTTTACGTTGGTACAGAAACGTATTCATTTGTTCGCCGCCGATCGTAGAGTCTACGCCACCCGCCGGATTATTATATTGCATAGTCATAAGAGTACTTCCTAATTAAGTTATCTAAACTTTTTATCAAATTGTTTATCAAATTCTTCATCAGACAAGTTGCTTAAAGCATCTAGTTCTAAGAGGTCATTTGATGTGTGTGTAGTGGTTCTCTTTTTAGGGATAGCTACACGTTTTTTATTTACAGGCTTAGACTTAGATTGAGTACTCTCAGATTTAGGAGCGGCTTGCTGTTGACCAGCATTGGCACGTTCTAATAATTCTGCACCGACTTTCTTGTATGCCTCAAAATCACTTAAACCAACTAAACCATTAAAGGTACGTTGGCGGTCTACTTCACCAGAGATTAAATCAAATACGCCGTTACCCATTTGCTCATTCAAGTGAATGAGTTCTTGTGGGGCAGCTACAATTGATGCACTTGATGCTTTGTCCCATGATTTAGTTACTGTATCAATAGTTTTGGTGAATGAGTCAGTGCCTTCAATTTCACGGATGACATCATCTAAAACCATCTCACTATCACTAGGTGCATAAGACTTTGGTTTGTATTCTGCGCTATCTTCAGTGTTTACGTCAAGTGGGTCTATACCACTATCTGCAATCATTTTATTAATAGCTTGTGGATTTTTGTTGTGTAAGTCGATTAAGTAACTAAGCTTCTCTTCATCCATTAAGCCATGCTTCTCAAGCATATGACCTACACGGGTAAGAGGTTTAATAGCAGCCATCTTCTTACTGTAGTTAGCACCCATCTTCATTAGGGTACGAGCTTCTTCAATAGAAGTAACTGCCATTTCACGCTTGTTAGCTTTGAATGGTTTATATAGCTCTGCTAGTGGATCTTCGGCTTCCGATTCTTCCGCAGGATTTTCTGCAGTTTCTTCTTCTTCTTCCGTAGCATCATCTTCTTCCGCATCATCAGTTTCATCGGTTTCTTCTTGTTCATCAAGTTCATCCGTTTCGACTTCATCCGATTCAGGTGCTAAAGCACCTTCCTCGTCTTCGTCTTCAACTGATTCCGCAGCTTCGCTTGAAACATCATAGTCTGGTAGTTCCATATTCATGAAATCTTCATCAGACATATTTTCAATATCATCGAAACTTGGATCACTCATCACATAGCTCCTTTAATTATTCTTCGTCTGAGTCAGCAGGACCATCAGAAACATCTTCATTGTGGTCTTCAATAGCTTTTTCAGCTAGGTTTGCTTCGTGTTCGATTACTTGTAAGTAACCTTTGAATGAGCTAATAGAATCAATGTCACGGATTACAGCAGCTTGAGCTTCAGGTGAATCCATAGAAGGAGTGCCTTTAGCCATAACAAGACGAACACATTCATCTTTAAAATAACCATCAAGAACCACTGCTTTGAAATCTGGGTTTTGTAGTAAGCGACCTAGTGCTTGTTTTTTGCTGATCAGTTTATTCGCGGCTTCTAACGTAAGATGTGCATTTGACATTTGTATTACCTTTTTTTGTGTCCTCACCTCATTGGCGAGATTGCTTATTAAACATGAAAGTAAGCCATAGATGTACTATGGCTTTAGGGTTTTCATATCAGGAACTTAGTTATTCTGGGACTTATCTCCCGAATTTTCAAGTTGTTTCTTTATAATCTCAAGTTCCATGTTTCCTTGGGCTTGGGCTTTTTGTTTCTGCAAGTCACGCTCTTGAGTTGTACCAGACTCTTTCTCTACGAAATCCAGAGAGTTTATATCAGCTTCCGAATCCAACTTACGAGCCTTACTAGCTTCGGTTACTGCTTTAGCTCTATCCAGTACAGCCTTAGCTTGTTCTGACATAGGTTCGATAGTTTTCTTCTGTAACTCAGCTTCAAGAACAGCAATACGTAATTCTTGTTCACGTTGTGCTAATGGGTCAGGAGTCGGTTTGAACTCTTCTAACTCTTTAGCCAATGCAGGCATTTTACGTAGACGAGCAATGTTAGCTAAAATCTTCTGCGACAGTTCAGGCATCATATTGTTACCCATAGTCTGTAGCATGAAAGCCAACTCTTGCGCTTTAGCGTTATCAACTTCAGCAGAACTAATATCAACTACTAGGTCAAAATTACCTGCTAAGTCATCTCGTCTAATGTCAGCAAATACATCGTCAGTAACACGCACGTATTCTTGCTCAGAAAGATAAACACCATTCATTGCAATTATTCTACGAGCCACACGTTTAAGACCGTCTGACATTCTTCGTAGGATACCAAGCTCACGTTTACTTGCAGCATCTAAAGCGCCACGGATACCAGTAGCTACATCACCTAAACCATCACCACTAATGCCACCGGCAAATGCACGAACACCTGTTAGTGATTCAGCTTCTTGGTTTTGCATCTGTAACATCAAGGGTGCTGATTGTGGAATTTCTTCCATCTTATTCATGTAGAATAATTTGCTAGGATCAGTTTGCCCTTGGAACTCAAAATCATCACCGTCTTTAAACTTACGGCGGTTAGTAATATTAAGAGCATCGTTACGTACGCCACGTTGACCATTTGCAGAACGAGCCACAATATCAATCATAGCGCGAGTTAGTGCACCTGCAATTTTTTGGTTGTCTTCTAAAAGTACACCATCTGGCTCACCATAAATTGCTTTACGTACTGGCAAATATTGAACTATTTCAAAAGGTGGTTTTCTATCAGGGAATGGATTTTCTTCCATACGTATAAGTATATTACCAACCCATGCAGCAACAATTGGTACAGTAGTACCATCATCGTGAATATCCCAATCACCCCAATATTCTGTAACTACTAATTCTTTACGTGCTTTGTCGCTAAATTCAAAACTCTTTTCATCAGCATCTTCGTAATCAGGGTGAGCCAAAGCTTCATTGCTGCCTGGTCTAATTTTATCTAAATCAAAGTAAATACCTTGTGCTTTTAAACCAGATAAAGAACTTGTGAAGTTATACCCAACAAATCTAGCATCTTCTATTTTACCTTCACAAGATGGATCAACTACCACATTTTTATAGTGACAAATTTCTAAAGTAGGTTGGTTTTTAACAGTACGTTCTTCGCTAACTTCTTCCTCATCTTCTAGTATAGCAACGTGAGGAATACCAGTAGCTTGCGTGTATTGTAGTGCTATTTTGTTATGCTCAGGCACCGAGTCAAAGTCATACTCTTCTGACTGAGAAAGCTCTATAAGCTTCTGTAAGCGCTTCGCTACTGTAGGGTCATTAGTTGGTGCATAAGAATAGTTTTGTACTGTACGAGTAACTACAGCAATCTCTTCTTCCCAACCAATACGTACAATAATAGTACCTTCATCTACAGCAGTACGTACATACTCATCAATGAAAGCCACCTTCTCAATTTGTGTATTAAACTGATTGTTTATAATAAGGTTATTTTGGCGTGCTGCTAGCTTATCTGCATGCGTTGTAGGACGTATACTGAACATATTCTCAGTACTTAGAAAAGCTTCTGACAATGCGGCGTACCGCCATTCTGCCTGTTTACGTATAAGCTTAGTCTGCACAGATGAACGATTAGGACGTTTTTTAACTGCCGCTGAACCACGTACATGCAAGTTATCTAGGTATCGGTCTATCTTCGCTACTTGAGTACTATGATCTGATTTGGCACTTGTTAAGTCTTTTTCCAAATCAGATATTGAAGGTACACTAGTCCATTCAGGTAAATTACTAGGTGCACTAGTATCTTCCTCGTTGTAGTCATCTTCTGCTTCTAACATTTATATGCCTTAAAAGTGTTTATATTTGTTTGTATAGTAGCTGCGCTACTGCTCCCGAATCAATCAATAAATCCGTAGAGAAATATATAATGAATAATGAACCGGTAGATTATAACAAAGGTTGTGACAATACACAGTCTCCTTATTATGTAGGTGAACCAGAACAATGTGATTTATGTTCTAGTATGGTTCCAGAAGGTTGTACTACGCAAGTATCAACTACTCAGCATGCTTGTGTAAGTTGCCTTAATGTCATTAACCAGTTTAAACCAGATTACCCAACAGTGTTTTCCGACCAGGCAGAGTTTCTTACTGCCGGGGATGTACCATTCCCTCTTACTGACCAAGATGAAATGACTCCAATGCAGTCGGCTGAACTTCTTGTAGATGAGTATGAAGAGTGGGGTGAGGAATCACACTACTTAAGAACTGGTAACTTGAATGACTTAAAGGAGTGTATTGATATTATTTACACTGCTGCTCAATACTTGAATCAGTCCGTTGGTGTTACTGCTGCGGGTAAACTGTGGGATATTGTACACAAGCATAATATGAGTAAGTGTATTGACGGTAAACTACGTAAGTTACCTAACGGTAAAATTGATAAACCAGAAGGCTTTGATAAGATGTCATTCATTCCAAAATTTGAAGAGGTTCTTTCAGATGAGTTCTAGTAGCGTCTTGGATATAATTTCAAATATCACTGACCCTAAGCAATGCACTGCTGAAAAAATTAGTGGTATGTGCGATATGTCCGTACATCAACTCAGACGCAAGTACGCTACCGATATTAAGTTACATAAACAATCGCTTAACAATAAACCGCCTACTGTGGCAGTTACCCCTACCGCACCTAATGAATCTAACCAAGAGCTGTTAAAAATTTTAGTTACCTTGTCGGCAAAAGTAGACAAACTTACTAAAGAAGTAATTAAGCTGCGAGATAAGCGCAGTAAAGACGAGACTAGTGAAGGTTGGTACTCTACTGGCTATGATATGAATGGTACGATGGCTGGTGATAGAGAAGCCTACGTTGAACTACTTTTTGCTAGTGGCGCTAAGCGCAAAATCCGCATACCGCAAGTATCCGTAAAATAATGAAACATTTAGGAATTAAGTAATGAGCTTTAATGTATACAAACAAGGTACCAATGGTTACGCACTTTACTTCGCTAAAGGCGATTGGCGTGAGTCGGCAAGTGTTCGTAATGATCAACTTAAACCAGTAGCTGAAGCTATGATTGGTATTACAGGTACTTTGAACCATGGCAAGAATACTTTAGCTGGTCTAATCCAGAGTCATTTAGTAACTACCAAACGTAAAGAGATGGCTTTTGGGGATGCACCTAAAGTAATACTACAAAAAGTATTTCCTAAGTGGACTTCAGCACACTTTTATACGCGCGAACTTAAAGAAGCTGTTTGCCCTATATATGGTATTAGTCCTCGTACAGCTATGACTAAGTTCGGTACTGACTTTATGCGTAACTCACTTGGTTTACCACGTTACTGGATTAACTTATTAGAGGAGGATATGGAAACTCTTGGCCGTAAACCAGAAGACGTAATCATTACTGATATACGTTTTAATAATGAAGCTGCTTGGGCTAAGTCTAATGATGGTTTCATTATCCGTATACGTGACCCTCGTAAACCTGTACCTACTGAAGAAGAAAGTGAGCAAGGTATCTCTACCATGTTCATTGATTTCGATATAGAAAATGATGGCTCTATTGATGACATCGTAGATAAACTCCTTATACTGAAACCTCTTTATTACTTACCAAAGAGTTTTCCAGAAGATGAATCGCGAATATTCCCTCAGTAAAAACAGTCAAGCAAAGGTAGATACGTGCGCTCCTATTATTAAATCAGTAGTAGCGCGCGCTATGGAAATTGCTAATACTCGTAAATTACACTGCCCTGATTGGGGTGTTAGTTCAGGTAAACGAACCACTGATGAACAATTCAATATGTACCGTAAAGGTCGTTCAATGGTTATCAAAGATAAAGGTTCAAGTGAGTACGCTGTAGTTGACCCATTTAAAGTTATTACTAATGCGGATGGTTACGCTAAGAAGTCAGCTCATCAAACTGGTTTAGCTATTGATATTTATTGCTATGTTGATGGTCAAACTAATTACGACTTTGATAATTTAGCTGCTGTTGCTACATGCTTATTTGCTGCTGCTTGTGAACTAGGTGTGCATCTAGTTTGGGGTGGTAACTGGAATAGCCTAACGGATGCACCTCATTTCGAGGTGAAGCTATGAATATATTAATCCATGGTTACAATGTACGTGACCCAATGACTACTGTAGGGCGTTTACAGAAGCGTTTATCTAATACCTATCTATTTGTATATGGTTGGTTTGGTTTGACCTCTGTACTGCTATACAACAAACGTGAAGCCATAAAACTTAAAGAGCTTTTAGACCAGCATCCTGAAAGTACTGTTTATGCACATTCGAATGGTTGTGCTATTGCTGTATTAGCTGCTGAGTTGGGAGCCAAGATTAAAACATTGGTTTGTATTAACCCTGCGCTGAAGACTGATTATGTATTCCCAGATACGATTACTAATGTAGGTGTGGTTCATACTAAACATGACGTACCAACTAAGGTAGCTCGTTTCTTGGATTACGTACCGTTTATTCAGTTGATTGTACCTAACGCATGGGGAGCCATGGGAAACTATGGTGCAGAAGATAAGCGAGTTAAAAACTTTGATTTCAGTGATTACTTAGATGGGCATAGTGCTTTTTTTGAGTATAGAAATATGGATATATGTTTGCCTGTTGTTCGTTCGTGGGTAAAACAATTGTAAAATTAGCCATCCTTCGGGATGGCTTTTTTATTTGGAATTAAATGCCGTCCTTATATTTTTCAGTGAATGATCGCATTTCATCTTTCATAGGTTGCATCAACTGTGTAATGCCACTAACTATGTCATGTTTAATTACCTGAGAAACCAAATAATCTAAAGATACTGGTTTAGGCATATAGTCTACAACACCTAAATGTATCGATTGGCTTAGATTATCAGGGTCATCACTACCAGAAACGAATATAACAGGAATGTCCTTAGTTACTTCATTAGACTTCAAGGCTGTGCAAACCTGAAAGCCATCCATGCCTGGCATAACTAAATCCAATACTACAAATGAAGGTTTATGTTCTAGGGCATATTCCACTGCTTTTGTGGGATCAGCCAAAGCAATTGCTTTAACTCCCGCACGCTCAAAAGCTTCTAGGAATACACGCCTATCTAAAGGACTATCATCAATAATAAGTACAGTCGCATTACACATATTTTATTCCTTGTTGTGATTATGCTGCTGAAGATTAGTTAAAGTCATGCTGTGCAATCTTTTTTCTAAATCCAGTTCAGCCCGCAAAATCGTGTCGTTAAGTTTTCGAAGGTCAACCCCAAGCGGAACCAGTTTACCATCTATGTCGGTTAACTTTGCCTGAATGATTTCAACATCTTTTTTTAAGTTGGCATTATCCAATGCAAGAGCTTCAATCTTTTCTTTCTGCTTACTCCAAGCATTAGCTAATGCACCAATAGGTACTATTAAAATTGCCCAAATGAAAGACATTAAATTCAAATCCATACTTACCTCTATTTTGATTACCTGCCTCTATCAGATCAGAGAAATACACCTCTGAGGTGCTATGTTACGCAAGTATTAGATATAAATATAGGAATACCCGACTGTACTTAATCATACAGTCAGGGTGATTACAGAAGCTTTCTACATAGCATCCAATTCTTCTAAGTAAATACGATCAGACATAACAGCTCTATCAAATACTATTTCCTTATTATATAGCTTGTTGTTTATCATAACGTTCTTCAAAGTGATAATGTCGCCTGTAGCATAAAAACGCATAATAGGCGTAATACTAGCATCATCCAGCAAAATCTTACCGCCGATAACATCAATACGTGAATTATCAGAAGAGTAAGCTATGTTGGTTCGTAGCACTGAACCTCTATCCAAGCTAAGCTCATCAAACGATTGCGCGTCACCATATATGTTACAACCAATTACTTTTACATAGCCCTGTGATTGCACACAAGCACCTTCATCACGAAAAGCTCTTGTATTTTTAATAGTACAACCAATCAGCTTATTGGTTAACGAGTATGACCATACACCAACACCGTATTTACAGGTGTTCATTGTAGAGTCTACTACGCGCATATCCCCACCTTTACAATCAATACCTCGGTCGCCACAATTTAGAAAGTGACTATCATAGATACGCTGCTTAGTACCCGCATTAATAGTAATACCATCACCTTGAATATAACTGTCGATAATCTCCCCTGTATTATTTTGAGTGAAACCACAGTTTTTAACATACAGACTTCTTATGTATAAGTTATCTGCAATGTTACAAGTGATTGCATTAGGGTACGCCGCGCCTTGCACCGAAGCCATATCAATCTTAGCATCAGTAATTGTAACGTCCTTAACATTGTCGTATAGACGAATACCAGCTTTCTTCAAGTACTTCGCTCTAAAATTATCCACAACTACAGGACCATTAGTAGAAGCTATATATATACCGGTAGATGCGTTAAACACTTTAATATCAGAAAGTCTATTACTGCCTGAATTAGAGTGCATATACAGTGCGCTGTTAAAGTGAAAGAAAGTCATGCACGTTATATCGGTATGCTTAGATTCAACAAAAAAAGCCAAAGCACCATCACTATCTGTATTTTCCCAAGGATACTGTGTAACCCCTAAAAAGTAAGGAGCCGTATCTCTCGTAGGTAGTACCGCATTACGTGAAGGGGCGCTACCACCTATAATACGTAACTTACCTTCGCTGCTTCCGCTATTGGCTTGATATGTATGAATACTGTCATCTATATCTATGTTACTTTTTTCGCCTTTTATTTTACTTATAAGCAAAACATCATCTTTACCTAACTTGTCGGTGCTGTCTAAAATTTTAGATTTAATTTCAGCCAATCCCATTGAGTTAGCCCAAGAACCACCAGTGTTTGAACCACTAGGACTTGCTCTGTATATACCCATTTTATTACCTCAATTACAGCCAGTAATACTACTCACTGGCTGGTTTATTTATTTTAATAACTACTTAAGCCCATAACCAAGTACCGTCGCCTTGACCTACAGGTGACTCACCAACTTTTGGTAATGAACCATTAGCATCAATAACTGTACTTACTTCATAAGGGAGCGCAATGAAGTTACCTTTATTAATGTCTTTCTGGTTTAAATAATCAGTGTCTACAATCAAGTAATCTATAATTGGTAGTTTACCTGATGCATCCCAAGCAACACCATCTACGGCAAAATCAAATGCAAATTTAGTCGCACCTTCAGGCACTACTACAGAACGGTATGCACCATTAACGCCATCGTGATAGCTAGCGCTACCCTTAGCTACAATGATGTCATTGTCGTCAGCAAACCAATAACTGCTATTATCACCACCGGTGTCTAGCTTAATAGTATAACCAGCTTCTAGCCCTGTGATAATAGTAGTGGTTCTACGTTCTGGTGTCGTAGTACTCAGGCGCAATATATTACTAGCTGCACCTCCGTTATACCAAGAACCTGCTTGCACACTAAAAGTTAAAGGTGATGGCGCATAAAGCTTAGCTTCGTCTTCCATAGTCATAAGCATACGAGATTCTTCAGGTAACACATTACTAAAAATATAATTAACTAATCTTCGTAAACCATTATAATTTGGATGCGTGAAATCCAAGTAATACTCGTCCATTAAATGTACGGCTTTGGTTGCTGCCTTGCCACTAACATAAACACTATCTTCAAATTCTAAAGGTAATGTTTTGTACATAGCATCAAGCTCATCATTGTCCGATGCACCTGTTTCGTTAGGTGATACAAATACAATTAAAGTATTAGGTCTTGAAGCTAGATAGGTATTGAGTCCATTTACAATATCCTGTTTCACTTCATCTACCGTCTGTCCGCTGTGGTTAATACCTAACGACATTTCTAATATCGTTGTACTGCCTGTTCCGGGGGTACGTGTTATTGCTTCAGTCAGGGTAGAGTTACCGGTATTACTTCTCCAATTACCTGCTGTTTGACCACCACTAGAATTTTCTAAAGCTTGAAAGTTTATCTTAGCTAACTGTGGTTCATAGTAATCTAAGGAATCAACCTCACCACTTAATCGTGTACTGTCACCAGTAACTACATAGGTGTAAGGTGTCTCAGACTTTAAGGCATCAAGGAAACGTTGTTTGATAGCAGTGGTTACTATTTCTGTACCGCCACCAACATCACCGTCATCTACAGCACCGCTTATTACTTTCCAGTCTTTTGCTGTAGAAGTACCCAGGGCAACAAAGTACTCACCAGTGTTAGGGTTAATTAGTCGCTCACCTTCGTACAATGGTGCATGAATAGGTGTGCTTCTAACTGGTATAACTTCATTTTCTAAACCAGTGTAAAAATCAGCTTCTGTTGGTTCTGGGTAGTCAGAGTAAGTAAGGTACTTATCTTTAACATACTCATCACCATTTTTGTTGTAACGAACATCGAGGTCATACTCACCTTCAGCATCAAAAGCACCTAAACCCTCCTGACCTTCCATGTTCTCTGAAATCATAGTCCAACGTTCTTTACTATTATTTATTGTATAAATAATATAAGAAGGTACTTTTAATACACACTCGCCTACGTCTTCTTCCCTGATATGCAATTCACCAGCAGCAAACAACCACTCTGAACCATACTTTATAAGCACATTAGCAAGACCATCATCGTCTTTAAAATTACCTAGCGTAACCACACTAATATCTTTTAAAGCTTCTTCGTCCATAAGTAAGAAGTCCGCATAAGTAGGCACTAAAACACTACCACCCGAACCACCAATAACAACACCTCCGGGTGTCACTCCATCATGTAAGTGGATCTCCCACTTTTCAACATCAAGAGTAAGTTCCCCTTCCATACCTATAAAATTTTTATTTTCTTCTGTAGTTCCCTTTTTTGGTCGCAGTACTCGGCTGCCTTCTGTTTCTGTAACGAAACCGCCAATGAAATCACTATTCATTCTTTCAAGTGATTCCGCTATCTTACTACCACACTCTTTGTCGTCATCACAACTAATTGCAATAATACCCATTAGCACCAACCCTCATCAGTATTTTTCATTTCTTTAGATATTAGATTAATAGTATCTTTACTTTCTAATCTAGCGCATTCATTTTGGTATATAGAGTAGTAATTATTACTCTGGGATTCCCCAGCCAATGATTTACGATTCTTGTAAATACGATGACCTATGTAAGCCAATAAAGCTTCCGTGAATTGTATAGGTAAATTTATTTCTTGCCCTTCAATGTCATCACCTTCAAGTCTAATTTTCGGGTGTTTAGCCTGATAAATTACATTGTACATTGTGTCCTGAATAGTCTCAGGAATCTCAATAGTATTGAAGCTTGGTAACATTACTGACGAACAAAATGATTCGTTATTAATGAATACTGGTTTATTACACGCGTCCACCACTCTATCTATACGAATAATGTCATCGGTAAAAGGTGCGCTTGAAGAATCTATAATGTACTTATTTGGTTTAGTACTTATAGTACTTAAAGCATAATCACTTTTTAAGTGGTAAGTGGTAACACCTGATACCTGCTTTAATAGCACATTACTAAATCGCAATTCAAAGCGTGCATGCAAAGCATCTAAGGCTGCATTAATAGCAGGTATAACTTGTACGTACTGGTCTGGCTGAGTAACTGTTTGGGTGTCATCACCACCTATAGATAAGTGCGCTAACTCCCCATAAGCCAAGTGTTCTAATATGTCACTAACTAACATTTTAATTACCTTGTTTTATTAATAATCTTTAGTATAACTTAATGGCTTGTTACACAGCATAACTATCGTAAGCACCAACCTCTGGTTCTTCCTCTTCTTCCCAAATTTGTGAATCTTCATTAAAAGAAAGAGGGGTTTCTTCACTAGGCATAAATGAGTTGATCAGCGGCAACATTGATATTGTATCCGCAAAGTCATCATGCTTAGATTTAAAGCCTTTACGTGATACTAGTTGCATTTCTTCCTGCATTTCTAGCATCTCTGGTGACTTATTAAGTTCCTCAGGAAACAATATTTTATGGTTCTTGAATAACGGAACCACTACATTAAATCGCGTAATTTTATCAGTGCTAGGTCTAATGCCTGGATTACCTTCATTGTTCTCAGAAGTTAGATTAAAGTAACAACGCTTAGTACCCATCTCTCTTCTAACCCAAGAAACAAAACCTTTCTGTTGTCCGCTTATTTCAATACCTACTTCTAGTGGTTTATAAATTTGAACCAGTCTAAATAAGTCATCGACAGTCACAGCCATATCTTGCTGCTTACAAACACCGTCTACCCAAAACCAAGTACCATCAGAACTTAATGCCCACACAGAAATAACACTGAAATCACTAGCTTCCTTTTCAGAAGTTGCAAAATCCGTAGTGATATAAAAGTTATAACCATCTTTATGTTTAAGTAATGTGTTTCGTGAATACCAGTTAATTTCGCTGTCTTTAATTAATCTATCTTCTTCTGACATAATTCGTAGCATTAGCTCCTGATTGAATGAATCCACCTTACCCGCTTTGAAAGCTTTGGTGTACTGTTTAAGTACATAATCATAAGTAAATCTATCAGGCCATGAGCCTTTAAACTCACTACGCTTGCATGGAAATTTTTCACATACAGGGTAAACGTTTACGTACCATGCACCAGACTCAACCGCTTTGTACAATGGGTCACGGGCGTTAAAGGGTGTACCTGACCATATGATTTTAGACTTAGTAGGATGCAGAGCGTAATCCACAGCTTTATACACTGTGTCCTCTACGCTCGCTATAACCGTTTCTGAGCGTGCATCTTCATCAGATATTAAATCGTCCAGCACAGCAAGCACAGGACGCTTACCCATCTCCTTGGCTCCACGTACGCCGGTCTTAGCACCATAACCTTTTATAATAAAACGATTGCCGTCAGTGTTTCTAAATTCCCAACGTATATCAGTAAACTTAGCCACAGGCACATATTCTTGTAAAAATTCAGAGTTCTCCCAACGGAACTCCAAGTTTTTACGCATATTTTTTACACCATTCTCTATACTATCAGAAACATAGATAGCCAAAGGCACTCTACCAAAGCCAGGAATTGAACCATAAACAGCAATGTATAAAAATAAGTACTCACCTAACAATGTTGTTTTCGCTATGCCACGGTGACATAGGTTGATTGTGTTTTGGCGCTTACCACTTATTTGATCAAGCATACGTAAATGAACTACAGGTGTTTTATTCTCCTCACCCTCATGACCATTAACCATCTTAATGAATGTCACAAATTCAACGGCAAAAGTACTTGGTACATAGCAATCATCTATTGAATAATTTACTTCATTAATCCAAGCTTCTACTGTCTTTTCTGTTGGTTCCTCTAAAGGCACTTCCTCATCAAAATCATACATCTTCTATGTCCTGTATTGGTTTATGGAATAGAGAAGACTGAGCCACCTCATGAGCGTTGTTGTTACCTTGCTTGATACTATTCACCTGTTTCTCAGCAAACTCGTTCATAGCTGTGCGTAGAGCGTCTATTGCACTATCTTCTTTGTGCGTTATTTCTAATTCCATTTTAGACACTTCAGGCTGTTTAAGATGGGTCATAAGACTGTTTGCAGCATCCGATCGGACTTTAGGACTTACATCAAGATTGGTAGCTATACTGTGCTGTACGTTAATAGCATCCTGAAATTTATCCGAGTTAAGTATGTACGATGGAATTAGAGTTTGTTCTCTAATTTTATTAACCAAAATACTTTTGTTATATGCAGCTACATGGCTACTAATATCTTTATCAGTTACGCCATTATCTAAATGTGTTTGGTAGCGATCAGGAAAAGTTTTTATGTAAGCAGATTTATTAGTATCACCGCGCACCTTGAAACCCATGTAACGAACAGCATCAATATAGCTATCCATTTTAAAGCGACCATCGTTAAGTACACTAGTAAAACCCAATAAATTATCGCGATAAACTTCGCGCTCATAAGGGTCATCAAATAGTGAATTAACGGTATCAACTAAACTTTGTGTTGCTCGTTCTTTTATATGTTTAGGCAGGACAGCCTTGAATGTATCTAGTGTTAAACCATTACTCATTGTGAATGCTCGAAGTTAAATAATGATTTAGTATATAGGTGCTTGGTAGGTATAAGCAAACAATGTTACAAACCTCTCGTCTGCGACTTCGGTTTGTAGCATTGTTTGTTTGAGGGTTTTTCTATTTTACAAAGTACCCCACAACCAAGTGCCGTCACTTTGCCCTATTTGTATCTCACCTTCTTTTGGTACGTTTCCTTGTGCATCAATAGATAAAGGTGTCATTGCATAAGGTAAAGATACAGGTAAACCTTCATTTACTTGTACTTGTGTTTTGTAAACCAAAGGCGTTACTAAGTACTCTATAACAGGTACTTTGCCACTAGCGTCCCAATCATCACCAGTATTTGAAAATGAGTAACCCATCTTAGTTGCACCTAATGGAACGGTTACAGATCTAAAAGCCCCATCAGCGCCGTCATGATACGAAGCAAAACCAGAAGAGATAAAATTGTTATCGTCATCAGCAAAGTAATAACTTGAGTTATCCCCGCCAGTATCTAACTTGATCACAAAATTTGGCTCAACATCAATTAGCGTTGTGGCTCGTCTATCAGCCTTGCTTGAGTCAAAGCGCAGTATAGGAGTTTCTGTAGTACCGCCCTTATACCAGTTACCATTTTGTACTGTAAAAGGTAAAGAACCCGTAGGTAACAAAATAGGTTGATCTTCCATAGTCATAGTCATGGCTGCTTTTAAAGGCAACACTTGACTAAAAATGTAATTAACTAAACGACGCAAACCATTAAAATTTGGGTGCGTAAAGTCAAGGTAGAAGTCATCATTAAGGTGCACATCTGTAGTAGCATACTTACCACTGACGTATACAGAATCAGCAAACTCAGCAGGAAGCGTTTTATACATAGCATCCATTTCATCATTAATATCTGTACCAGTCTCATTAGGTGATACAAAGATTATTAGTGTGTCTGGCTTTGCTGTTAAGTATGTCGTAAGTCCTGCAATAATATCAGCCTTAACTTCTGCAACTGTTCTACTAGATTTATTAATACCTAAAGACATTTCAAGAATAGTTGTACTTCCTGTGCCTGGGGTATTATCTATAGCTTCTTGTACTGTAGAGTTACCAGTATTACTTGCCCACCATAAAGCTGTTTGTCCGCCGCTAGCATTGTTATATGGTTCAAAGTTTATCTTCGCTAATTGTGGTTCGTAGTAGATAGTTGAATCTAGCTCACCACTACTACGAGTACTATCTCCTGTAACGATGTAAGTGTACTTTTCATCGGCAGCTAAAGCTTCAGTAAAGCGTTGTTTGATTGGCGTGTTATCTTGCGCAATAAGCGCATTGATATTCTCTTTAATAAGTTCGGTAGTGTAGTTCACACCACAAACCATATTTACTAGATACATAGTATTAAGTCCTCGTTGCACTGTATTAATTTATCACTACAGCTAACTAGTTTTGTGACAGAATCGTACCACTTAAATTCTGTAGTTTTATTTACAATTAGTGATGCCAGTAAGTTTACCTTAATGGGTTTACTAATTAAATTACGAGAAATCATATTAACCGCCGTAGCTTTGCACTATTAGATTGGTAACATTAGTAGCAACTAACACAGGGAAGTTGCCTTGCCCATGCACTAAAGATAACGTACTAGGTACTGTTATAGCACCTTCGGGAATATCAACATATTGACCGTTAGAGTCTGAGAAAGCTAACTTTGCAGAACCCGCACCCAAGTCGCCAGAGAATACGAATACTGTAGTGGTTTGATTGTGGTTCGCTACTACAGTGTTAGTAGTACCGGTGATTACTTTTTTCATTGTCTATCCTAATGGTTAAAAACAGGACTGATATTAACAGACCTGTTTTTAACAAGGTAGAACTACTTAACCAGTACCCAATCCTCTGCTAGTAAATCTGACTGTGACGCGACCCAAGGTACAACATCACCATCCACAGATTTTATTGCTATGTAGGCACGATAAGAAACATATGGTCCAAACGCAGCTTTAGCCACTTCTGTTTGTGCAGGGTAAATATTTTCAGGTACGTAGTACAGAAACATACCTTTACCATTCCAGCCCTTACGAGCAACCTTGTGACCTTCTTTAAGCAACACAATAGCATCACCCATAGAAACGCCATACTCAACACCACGATACGCATTATGGAACACTTCACTAGGCGACCATGAGATATAACCTTTATGGTTTGGGTGATTACTTTCACCGCCATCAACATACTCAACTAAGTAACCTGCATCATCAGTCTCATCTTCTGGCATAACCCAACCACGATAATCATTATATTGTTGGCGAGTCATTGCAGTACATAGTACTTGTTTGGTTCCAATACACAGCTCATTATTCATGTGACTATTCCCCTTCTTCTATTTTTTTAATGCGAGTAGTTAGAATACTTTCGTAGTCTTTCATTATGTCAAACTGGTTACTTAAATCATTTTGTGATTCTAAAGTTAAACCCTTGAACATAGGTGTATAAAAGAAATCACCTAATGCTTTAACTTTCACAGACAACTCAGCTAGTTCAATACGCATGCGCTCAATAAAAGTAGTCTCAACTTTTGGGGCTGCTAAAGTCTTAGCTAGGTGGTAGCCTTCAAGCTCCCATAACTTTTCGCGTGATTCTTTTACGCACTTTTCAGTACAGTATTTAACACCAAGCTCAGCATTGAAATTACGTTTATCTACACAAGCCATCTCAGAAACAGCTAATGTGAAGTCAACAGCTCCCATTGGTAACACGCCCACAACAAGAGTAGTAGTCGTACCTTCTACAAGTGATGGTTTATAAATCACTTGCTCCATCAGCTCAGCTATATATTCAGGCAATACTTTAGGAAATATTGCACCATTGTCTTCAAAGTCTTTACACATATCTTTATCGTCAGTCATTACTTTCCCTCAACATTAAAAATTCTACCATCTATAAATCTATGGGTTGATTCTGCTTCCCACATCTCTTTAACTTTATCAGCCTTACAACTACTATGACCGATATAAATTACATACTGTCTAGGTCTTAATTGATCAACTAATATCAAACCTAACTTAGTAAGTTCACGCTTACGTTTAGCTAAAGTATTTTTGGTAATACCTAAACCAAGCATAATATAACTATCATTAAAGTCAGCACCATTACGTAGCCCCGACAAGTAACCATAAAGCCTATAAGCGCCATCACTTAAAGAACTATCAATAGCTAAAGACTTGTCCATCTTTACCCAATTCTCTTTAGGGAATATATGCCTAACTATCACAAAGTAACTCCTGCCTTGATAGCATGATGCCCAACCATGTAAACCAATTCTACATAAGCTTCAACAAACGTAGTTTCTTCCTCACCATAAGGGTCTTCTCTACGAGGATAAGCAACACCAGTATCTGAAACTACATGCCCTACCTTTTCATAAACTTCTTTAGCGGGTGATTTAGATATGGCTGACAAGTAAGCTTCTTTAGCCTTAGCTTCTCTAGTTAAACACATAACAATCTCTTCTGACTTAATTGGTTCTACACACTAGCAGTATTGACATAATCAATCAATATAACCAACTACTGTTAATTTATACAGTGGGTATCTTTTATTGGGTAGCGTACAAGGTATCTTTATTTGGGGGTACTATACAAGAATACGTTCGTTCGCTTCGCTCTCTCTCTGAATGGCTCCGCAAACTTTAAAGATAGTAGCGGGATTTTTCAAAAATTTTTTGTGAGAAAAGTTGGGGGGAATTTTCTAATCTGGGTATCAAGGTAGTACTGTGTGTATTTACTCCAAAAGCTGAGACTACCCCCCCTACCTAATTACTTCTGTGGTTCGCAGACTACCTACCCACCTTCTTGCTTCTACTATCACCACGCTCATACTCTCAACTCCTCAGGCATGTTGACCTCATACATATTCTCAGCAGTGCTACGCACCAGTGATGAACAATACCGTTCAATCAATCATAGGATATGACAATGAAAATCTTTAAAGCTATCGGTACAGTAGTAGACGCAATGACATCAGCAGCAGTAAAAGGCTGTAAAACTGTAGAGAATGTATTTAGTTATACTGAATCAGTAAGTGGTTCTATGCTACTAGAACAACAGTTAGATGCTCATAAAGCTAACCAACTAATCATGCAGGATATGGCAGACCAAGGCATAGATATTAGTGAGTTCAGCACTACTATCAAACCTAAGGCAAAGGCTCAAACCAAAGAGCCTAAACCTAAAGCCAAGTCTAAAGGTAAGGCATAACATCAACGCTAGTCTTCGGACTAGCAACCCTCATTATCAATAAGGACATAACCATGTTTACTCTAATCAAACTAACATTCAAACTACTCTTTATCTCTTTAACCAAACAGAATAAAGAAGCCATCACAGCAATCCAAACAGAGGTAGCCATAGCTTACCTCAAGCGTGAAACTAGACCACTAGACCAGTTAGGTGTAGAAGAGCTACGTTACCTACGTACTCAAGTACAACGTGGTGCACCAGCATCAAGCAACAAGACAAACCAACTTCATCGTATAGATTATCGTATAGCTAATCTGTCGTAACAAATTCCCTAGTCACTAGTAATAGTGATTAGGGATTAAAACCTAAGCCACTTAGCCCACACAACACAACACCATTAGAGATAGGGAGATAGGGAAATTCCTCCTAATATTAATATCTAAATAGTTCCATCACAAGCTCCTCTAAGCCATCCTAAGCACACATAGAATTAAGCCATGCCATTGTATTCCTATAGGGGAGAAATGCTCTGAGGATTGACTAGGGTAGTAATAATAGTCTCCACTCCATCCCAATATCTACTCACTCCATTAAACTATATCTACCCTATAAACCAACAAATAAATACAGGGATTTTAATTGGTAAGAAATAGTTAACTTTAAGAGTGCTTCGCACAAGAGGTGAAATTCATTTAATTAAAAGGAATACAAATATGACAGTTGTACCAGAGACTTTAGTTATCGCCTTTACTCATAAAAGTGTGTGTTTAGGTATATGTGCTGTGTTACAGGATGCATATCTTAAAGGTGACATATCATCAAATACTGAGTCTTTATTAAAAGCCAGAATGTATAGCTTCTTAATAGATAAAGGTTGGTACTCAGGACTACCTTTGTATCCTATATCTGATGTGCCTAGTAGCGGTTTAAGTGCCTTACATGCATTCCATAGCAACGATAACTTATGGAATATAAACACTCCATATGGTCGTAGAAGAATTCTTGTTTATAAAGAACTTTGTGAATACCTTGAACAACTAAATGCAGGTATCTAATCCAACCCTTTGTGTAATCAAACAGTGCTGCGCACTTAGCGTGGTATTTGTTTGACACTATTTTTATTAAGGAATAAACCATGAATATAAATTCACTTAATCAGATGATTAAAGTTATTACTAACAGACCTGTAATTATAGAAGTTAGTGATGCTAATGGAACTGTGTATCGTCTAGTAAGTAAAGTTACTAATTATGACCCAATTACTAAAGAGAGTGTGCCTTGTATTCTTTTACAAGAAGGTACAAATGGTAAGTATTTAGAGGGTGAAGGGTACATAGCTGTTAGCTATGAATACTTGTTTTTATACAGTGAAGTTGATGCATTAGCTTAAAGGGAAAGTTATGGAATTTAATAGTGATTTATATAAGCAAGCAATGGCAACTTACGTTGTGAAGTCTATGAGCATCTTAATGATTATTTAATGGAGTTACGTAATGCTGAGTAAAGAAATAAAAGCAGATATAGCCGAACGGTTTGTAGATGTACCTTTAAATAAAGATTGTGGTATTTGTCACCATATAGGTGAAGTACATCAGGACGATGATGAGTACGTGTATTTGCATACTCATTTACGCAATGCCATTAAGCAATCAGGTTACGGATACGATGAACCATCATGCGATACATTCCCCATTAAACCTTGGGATGGTGCTGGTGGTGATGATGGGCATACAGCCTATATCACCGCTGTTAATAGTAACAATTTATGGAACCGTACTACTGAATATGGGCGTAGAAGACATGCCGTGTATAACATTATGTTAGATAACTTACGTGAAGACGTGAGCCAGTCTTAGCAGTGCTTCGCACGGGTTATAGTATTTAACTTTAAGGAAATATTTATGAAGATTCAAGAATTGTTAAACCTGTATAAATCTAACTGTAACACTATCGAAAATGGTGTTGCTGCTTTAGGCAATGCACAGGTAGCAATAGTCAGTAAGATTTATGACTTGACTGAACAAACCAAAGCATCGGTTTTACTCACTCTTGAGCAAACCAATCTGCTTACTGAGGTTGATGCTATTCGTGACCTTAGTGATGATGATTTCTTATTACTACAGGATTTAGTAATGGAAAGTGATGAAGCATCTCGTTGGCATAACAGCAATGTAGATGTCATCGTAGATGTGTATTCCACTTGGCATCCTTGTGATGTATGTAGTGGTGCTTACACATTCGATGAACCTTGTGTGTTTCATTAATGAGTAAGGTAAGTTCATTAATTACGGCACTATCTACAACGATAGTGCTGCTCCTCATTCTTAGTGTTACACCACTAGAATTATATAGTAGTCAGCCAATCAAGTTAGCTAAATACTTCTTGGTTGCTTACTCAATTACAACAGTCTATTACATGATAGCTGTGTTCATTGAAAAGGTTACACCTCATGAAAAATAAATATGAGCGCATGGCGTATGAATTAGAACACAACTTAGATACTCGTAATTCGTTGTGTTCTAACATGTCTAAGATTTGCAACCAGTATAACTTAGGTGATAAAGCAGTGTTTACAGACTTAGCAAAAGAGGAAGCAGGTAAGTTATTACTGCTCTCACTTGATTCATTATTCTTTATCAAGTCACCCGGTGAGCATCCTGCAGATGCATTTATGAAGTCGTATAAGGCACGTGATTTCTATGACTTGTCTTTAGAGTCATGCAGGAATAGACATAAGGTTACGCAGTCTTTAATACTTACTTTGTATAAGAAGTCAGATGAGTATGTGCGTACTATCTCAACCATCAAAACAGTCGGTTTAGTTGGTCTGTTAATGATAACAGCAATATTTGTAATTTAAGGAACACCAATGAAAAATAAATACGAAGCACTAGCAAACCATCTAGCAAATAACTTAGATAATAAAGTAGGTATTTGTCAAAATATCCATAAACATACTAGTGATGTTGAGTTACACAATAGATTTAAACTTTCAGCTCAGCTTGTAGGTAAACCACACTTCTCAGGTGATTATGTATATCCAGTTGCTTCACCTGATGGTGAACACAGGGTAGCGTTTTATACAACACTATGTAAGGAAGAAGGTATGTATAGTAATGAAGATAGCTATGGTATTAGTCGTAATATTATACTTAATAAATTCATTACAGATTTACTTGTTACCTCTGTTGATTATGAAGCAAGAAAATTCAGAAAACGTATTGTATTAGGACTAACCGCAATTGTGGTAGCCACAGTAATCTCATATTTAATTTAGGGATATTTATGGAACAGTTTATAGCACTATTGGTTAGCCTACATAACCAAGCAAAGAAGCAAGATTTACCGGTATATGCACAGAATCGTAATATTAAGAATCTTGTTCATTACATGTATATTCAGGGTGTTATCCCTATGGCTGTGCACAAGAAATGTATTGCTTACCTTAAACCATTTGATGAAGTCATTGAAGTTAATGACCCTTGGGCATACCGTGAGTATGAAGCTAACCGTAAGCTTGCTTATGAACTACTAATCGTGGTGCATTGATATGAGATATTCGTTACTACTATCAGCATTATCATTAAGCCTGCGCTCAGTAAGCTCACCACCTACATTTGTAGAACCCTATGCTGCGATAAACGTTAAAGCTGCTCGTAATCATAGTGATGCACTAAAACCTACTAAAGCAGGTACTTCTGCGGCTACACAAAAGCGTGCTAAAAAGAAGCGTAAGAACAAACGTAAGCGACGCTAATCCTTTAATGCTGTAATGCCATGACTTTACATAGTTATGCTTACAGCATCCCTTACACAAGCAATTTGAGGTGACTAAGTAAATGACCCAAGCAATAAAGAATATTCTGCGCAGCAGAACAGTTGGTGAGTATGGCACTAATAAATTAGGTGACCTGATGAGAACTTTAGATACTCATTTTAAAGAACATATATTTATAGATATTGAGCATGATGAGTTTGTTAAAGATAACCCAGATGTGACTATTAAAGACTTATTAGTAGCAGCTACTTTACGTGGGCATCACGTAGTTCACTACGCTACCAAGTCTCGTATTTGGTTAACTAAAGCCGTGTCTGAACTAGTCATGGATATGACAAGCATCTAATCATCATGAGGTGACTGCATTGCAAGCAAACGCAGTGCAGCGCCAGCAATAAGCAGGAACCGAAATGAATAAACTCAAAACAGTATGTGGCTTACTAGTACCAGTGCTAATAACCCTAGTTTTAGGGTTCTTCGCGCTAGGCAGTACAGTAGCAATGATTTATACAGGTGAAATTATACCTGTGTATATTCCATTAAATATATTGATGGCAATCGTCATATGGATGATTTGGCACTCATATATTCAACTTAAAAAATCAACAGGAAGTAAGTAATGAGAATAAAATCAGATATATGTCTAGGCATGATTGTAGGTGCACTAATGGTTATATTGTTAGGTGCTGTTGTGCAGACAGTTCAGCAACAAAATGAGTATGCTGAAGCAGCGGATGAGTGCGTACAAAAGTTAATTAGTGATGGTGTTCCTCGTAATAACATCATGACATTGAAAGGCAAATGCTACTTGGGAGCAGAGTAATATGTATACGATAGCAATTAAAAAACATAGTGATGGTTCAGTACTTAAAACAATCGGTAGTTCAGCAACACAACGTGGTCTTCAACGTACCGAGAATGGTGTGAACATTAATTTAAACCATGAGGAATACTACACTGAGATTGTAGATAAGGATGATATTGAAAGTGAATAATTGGAACCAACGTATTCTGATAGGTAAAGTCGGTAAAGAACTTACTGGCTTTAAGAATATCAGAATTGATAGAGCTACAGCATTGGGTAATCCTTATGTGCTGTACCGTCCAGAGGACAGAGAGGGTGTATGTGAATCTTACAAACACTTCTTAGACCATGAGCTTGATAAGCAAGAGAATCAGCCTCTATTGGAACTGTTCGAGCATATCTTTGATTTGGTATGTGATGGTCACGTAGTTAACCTACAGTGCCATTGTACGCCGTTACAGTGCCACGGTGAGGTTATAAGAGATAAGTTAATTCATTATCTTGAGCTTCATGAAGTAGAATTTTAAGCACCCTTCGGGGTGTTTTATTTTTTTAAGCCAAATAAAACACACGAGAACTGTATCACCTCCGCTAATCATCTTCTGCGCGCGCTGATTAAGTGCTTCGCACATGTGGTGGGAATAATCCCTTTATTTAAAAACCAACCACCATTGGAGA